GACATGAGACATTGTGTTTATCCATTTAATGGACCAGGGTTTAGAAGAACACTTGCTGCAAATATGGATGTGAGATATGACCCAATTAGAAATAGAGGAGTAAGTTAATGTACGAAAATAAAATTATTACAGAACCTAAATGGAAGAGTTGGATAGTTCAAACCACAACCCCATTATTTACGCCCGATCAATGTAGACAGATTATTGAATGTGGTAGACGTCAACCACCACAACAAGCACAAGTTGGTATGGGTAAGCCCGGTGGAGGAACTGATACAAAGAAAAGAGTGACTACAATATCTTGGATACCATTTCAAGAAATGGGACATATGTATCAAGACCTAAATACTTTTATACAAAAAGCAAATGAAAATCATTTTGGTTTTGGAGATATTAGAGTTACAGAAAATGCACAGTTTACAGAATATCCAGAAGGAGGATTTTATGATTGGCATATGGATTGTGATGTAAATTGTCAACATGAACCACCGGTTAGAAAAATATCTATGACCCTTTTGTTAAATGATCCATCAGAGTTTGAAGGTGGAGATTTAGAACTAATGGCACCAGGTAAGTTTGCAGAAATGAAACAAGGACATGCAATTATATTTGCATCTTTTTTAAACCATAGAGTAAATCCAGTAACTAAAGGTGTAAGACAATCTTTAGTTTGTTGGTTTGGAGGTAAACCATTTAGATGATAGCCGAAGGATTTTTTCCAACTCTTATATTTGCTGAAGATGTCAAACTAGATAATCAACAACTAGCCAATGATATTGTTGCTTGGTCTAAGCAAGATAAAGGTATGAAAAAAACAAATGTAGATGGTTGGCATAGTCAAACTAATATGCATGAAATGCCACAATTTAAATTACTAGTAGATGAATTGTTTAAAATGCAACATCAAATGTATAAAGAAGAATGGTTAGACAGACAACCAAAGATTGGTAATATGTGGGCTAACATAAATTATCCTGGTGGATATAACAAACCACACATACATCCTAACAGTTTATATAGTGGTGTATATTATGTCAAGACACAAGAAAATTGTGGTAAAATAATGTTATACGACCCAAGACCAGGAATACAAACAAATATGCCTGCAAGAAAACCAGGTCAACCACCAAAACATTTATGGAGAGAGGTGCATTTAGATACTGTTGAAGGTAGAATAATTATGTTTCCTTCTTGGTTGTGGCATAGTGTTGAACCTAATAAATCAAATGATATAAGAATATCAGTAAGTTTTAATTTTATACAAGATGGCTTTTAATAATTTAATACATTCTTGTTCTATAGACGAGAAGATAGAACACATTAAAGATAAGTTAATTAAAGAATGTATAGAACAAAGAAATGTGAAAAAAGGTTACGTAAACTTTAAAGTTAAAAGTAAATATATAGATAATCTATATAATATATTTATCGATGAAGCTAAAAAAAATTTAAATAAATTTACTTTAAAAAATCTTGATTTTAAATTATGGTGTTACATTAGTGATAACACTTTTACTATCGGTAGGTTTCATAATCATCTAAAAACATCAACTATAAATTCTGTTATTTATTTAATAACTCAAGATAAAGGAATAGATTTTAAACTTAATAAAGAAACAATACATTTAAAACCAAAAGAAGGAGATATGTTAATTTTTCCTTCTTTTCTAGACCACTACCCACATCCCTCAAAAACAGAAAAAAGAATAACACTTAATTTAGAATTACTTTGTAATGAAACAGGAGAAGAAATTTTTAATGTTTAATAAATATCAAGTAATCAAAGGTGCAGTTAACTACGAATTAGCTAACTTTATATTTAACTATTTTTTACTTAAACGTGATGCTGTTAAATTTATGTATGATAATAATATTACTTATGACAATGGTATGTTAGGCACGTGGACCGATCAGCAGATTCCAAACACATACTCGCATTATGCAGACCATGTGATGGAGACTTTACTTGTTAAAGTATTACCTGTAATGCAGCAGGAAACTGGCCTAAACCTATGTCCTACTTATTCCTACGCTAGACTCTATAAACATGGAGATGAATTAAAAAGACACAAAGACAGACCTAGTTGTGAAATATCTACTACCATAAATCTAGGCGGTGATCCTTGGCCTATCTTTATAGATGGCACAGGTGCTGATAATGTTATCGATGAACGTAAGAATATTGTAAAACCTAACGCTCCAGAAGGCACAAAAGTCCTGCTTGAAGTAGGCGATATGCTAGTATATAGTGGATGTGAATTAGAGCATTGGAGAGAACCTTTTAAAGGAACTACTTGCGGACAAGTGTTTCTTCATTATAACCATGTAAATGGTCCTTTTGCTGAAAAAAATAGGTTCGACAGAAGGCCGATGTTAGGTATTCCACCAATAAGGAATACATAAATGGAGTTATATGTTACAAAAATTAGGGTTCTTACCAGGGTTTAATAAACAAGTTACCTCTACAGGGGCTGAATCACAATGGACTGATGGAGAAAATGTTCGTTTTAGATATGGTACACCTGAAAAGATAGGTGGCTGGAATCAATTAGGACAAGATAAATTAACAGGTGCTACAAGAGGTTTGCATCATTTTGTTAACAAAGACTCTACAAAATTTTCAGCTATAGGAACTAACAGAATTTTATACGTATATTCTGGTGGAGTATATTATGATATACACCCATTAGTTAATCCATCAGGCACAACTTTATCAAATTGTTTTACAACTACTAACGGATCAAATACAGTTACAATAACTTTTCCTTCAGCTCACAGTTTTGTAGCTGGAGACATTATATTATTTAGTGATTTTTCTGCAGCTACTAATTCTAATTATGCAGCAGCAGATTTTGATGACATAAAATATATGGTAACAAGTGTACCAGCCGATGATGAAATAACTATTACAATGGATAATAATGAAACAGGATCGGGTGCTACTACATCTGGAAGTGTTAAATATTATCAATATTATCACGTAGGACCACCAGAACAACTTGGTGCGTTTGGTTGGGGTATTGCATTGTGGGGTGGTAATATATTAGGAGCATTAACTAATACTTTAAATGGAGCCATTAGTGCTACGTCAGGAGGAAATAATGGTTCTGCTACAGAAATTACATTGACTGATGCAACAGGTTTTCCATCTACGGGTACAAACCATGTTACAATAGGAACAGAAGAAATATCATATACAGGTATTTCTGGAAATAAATTAACAGGTATAGGAAGAGCAGCTAGAGGAACCACAGCTACAACTCATTCTAATGGTGCAACAGTAACTAACTCATCTAGTTTTACAGGATGGGGTTCAGCTGCAGCTAACACCGACCAAGTTATTGATCCTGGTTTATGGGCATTGGATAATTTAGGATCAACATTAATTGCATTGATACATAACGGTGAATGTTTTGAGTGGGATGGTGATGCAGCGGATGCTACAGCAACAAGAGCAACTATTATATCTGGTGCACCAACAGCGTCACGTGATATGTTGGTGTCAACACCTGACCGTCACTTAGTATTTTTTGGAACAGAAACAACCATAGGTGATAAGACTACACAAGATGATATGTTTATAAGGTTTTCTTCTCAAGAAAATATTAACGACTACGCACCTACCGCAGAAAATAGTGCTGGTACACAAAGACTGGCCGCCGGATCACGGATCATGGGTGCTAAACTTGGTAGAAATGCAATTTATGTTTGGACTGACACAGCTTTATTTACTATGAGATTTGTTGGAACTCCGTTTACATTTGCTTTTGAACAGGTAGGTACTAACTGTGGATTGATAGGACAAAATGCAGCTGTTGAAGTTGATGGTGCTGCGTATTGGATGTCTGATAATGGTTTCTTTAGATACACTGGTAAACTAGAATCTATGGACTGTTTGGTTGAAGACTATGTTTATGATGATCTTAACACTACATCTAATCAATTAGTTTATTGTGGTATCAATAACTTGTTTGGTGAAATTACTTGGTTTTATCCAACCGCTACATCAAACAATGTTAACAGAGCGGTTACATATAGTTATCTAGACTCAACTGCTAAACGACCTATATGGTTTACAAATGCAAGTAGTTTATTTCCTAGAACAACTTGGGAAGACTCTGCAGTATTTGGTTTACCTCATGCAACTAAATACAATGCCGGTGATGATGCATCGTTTGATGTAAAAGGTAATACAGATGGTGTAACAATTTATTTTGAACATGAAACAGGAGTTAATCAACAAGAAGCAGCAACAGGAGCTGTTGCAATTCCAGCAAATATTACTTCTGGTGATTATGATATTACACAAAAAGTTGTAAGAGGAGCTGCTACAAACATGGCTGATCTTAGAGGTGATGGTGAAAACATTATGAGAGTTAGTAGAATTATTCCTGACTTTATAGCACAACAAGGAAATGCTATTATACAATTAGATTTAAGAGATTATCCTAGTGACACAGCAGTTAGCTCATCACTTGGTCCGTTTACTGTATCATCTACAACAACAAAAGTAGACACACGAGCTAGAGCAAGAGCTATAGCTCTTACAATATCTAACACAGCAGTAGATACTAGTTGGAAGCTAGGAACTTTTAGATTAGATATACATGCTGGAGGACGAAGGTAATGGCTAAAATAGTACAATCGTTAACTAGAGCAAGCTCAGAGTATGAAGAAGACGTAGCACAATCTTTAGTTAGAGATTTAGATGCAGTTCTTGAGAAACTTAACACAACATTTCAAGAAGAATTAAAACAGGAGATAGAAGCTAGAAGTTTCTTTTTAGATTAATGGCAGTAGTAAACCAATATAAATTTGCAGGTATAGATAACAGCACAACGGGTAGTGCACTTACGCCATTAGGTGCTGGTATTCCTGCAGTTAATGAAACTATAGTTATTAAATCAATATTAGTTACATCTGCTGGTACGCCTACAGTGACAGTTACAAATAACAGTATCACAGCTATAAAATCAGTAGCATTAACAGCCAATCAAACTAAAGAATTATTAACACAGCCGCT